CGCGATTGCAGGTGATGTCCCCCATCGTCGCAACCCCAGGGTACTTCCGCGTGTAGAGAAACGTTCCTTCACGATACTCAACAGCCTCCACCGTTGCCTCAGGCGTCGAGACGGTAGTGAAACCGGCCTCAGGACGCCCTTCCGGCCGCAAACTCGGCCGACCTCCATCAATGGTCACGACTTGAAACCGCATGGAATGAATAAAATCCGTTGCTACCGGACGCGCCATGAGTGCCTCCTTACATCAAACCTAACGTAGAACTCCTGAACAAGTCCAGCCTAGTTTTCCAGCCGACAAGTCAGAAGAACTTCCCCTGCGATCCCGTCATCGCCTCGATTCACAAACAACCCCTCCAAAGTGCCAGGAGTTGCCACCGCCGAAGCCGTGAGCAGATTGGGATTGCGTCCCGTCGTCGCCCCAGACATGGACGCAAGGTGCGTTCCCGCGCCCGATGGTCGCGTCCACACATCCAACGTCATCAACGCCACGTTGGTTGACACATAGGCAATCGCGTCCAGCACACGGAACTTGTACGGTAGCGCATTCGCCGCGTAGATCGTCACATCATCCGGATTTCCACCCAATCCTGCCGCAAACAGCACACGGATTGTGAACGTCCCTGCAGCCGGATCCGCAGCATTGACGCGCGCCATATCCTGCGCTTCCACCGACCAAGGAGGCTGCATCAGACCAGTGGCAAGCTCGTCTGGCGAGTAGGTGACAGCCAGCGACACGAGCTTGGCTGCAACCGCCTCGATCAGACCAGTCATCCCAGGAATATCCACCGATGCGCGATCAATGGTGATCGTCTCGCCAACCTTCAACGCGTAGTACAACTCTCGGATGTTGGTTGGCTCGGAGGCAAGATTCACTATTGTCAACGTCGCCATAGCTCTTCTCCTTCGTTTCGATGCTTCAATCTATACTCGAAGCAAAGCCCCTGTCAGTTATCTCAGGTTGAAAGTGTCTTCTGAGCCAACCGGAAGCGCACGAACTCCGCTGGCTTCAACGGTGCGATCCCAATATCCACAATCACCTGACCCGCATCAATTGAAGCCTGGTCATTGTTCGTCTCGTCAACAATGACATAAAAGGCTTCTGCCGGAGTCGTCCCTGCCAACATCGCATCCGTAAAGAGCCCATTCAAGAAACTCTGAATCTGGGCCTTAATCCGAGACCACAGACCCGATCCATTGTTTTCGAAACAAATCCAGAACGTCGAGTTGAAAACTGACCGCTCGACGAACATGAACAAGCGCTCCACATTGATGTAGCGCCAAGACGAATCGAGCGACGCCGTTCGCGACCCCCAAACAGCCAGCCCCGTCTGCGAACCCGAGATCAACGGGTTGATCCGAGCCGGATAGACAATGTCCCGTGTTGCTTGATCGTTCGGAGATTCCAAACCAATCAGAAAACGCAGAGCACCATCGATCGTACCAGCCGGAGACTTGGCCACGTTACGCGTGGCATCCGTACGAGCATAGATACCCGCGATATGTCCGAGCGGAGGAAACACCAACGGACGATTGTCCGCCAAAGGATCCGCAATCTTCACCCAAGGCCAGTAGAACGCTGCGTACTTGGTATACTGCGCCATATCAAACCGAATCCAGTTCACTGCTTCCTGCGCCGTATAGCCTTGAGGCACCATCAAAATGGCAAAGCGATCTCCGCCCGCCGGCAAAGACTGTCGCCCCGCCACGTAGTCCAGCAGATCCTTGGAGATCTGCGTATCTCCCGCAAAGTCCGGAAGAACAACCTGCATCAACTCCTCAATCCGACTCAACGCGTAGATACCTTGGTAAGACGCCATCAGCCCCGGCGCCGTGAACTGACTACGCCCATACTCGGCCGGATTCGTGAAGGTCCCATTCGCGCCATCCACAAAAACGTCGCGATGAAAGTTCTCCACCGACTCGGATCGATACGTCGCCAAAACAAGCTGACCCGAATCAATGGCGGTAGCCACCAGCAGGTCAATCGCACCGCTTGTATAGGTTATGGCATTGACTCCAGCACCGTCCACATCCCCGATGAGATTTCCAGCCCCGTCATCGGTGATCGTTCTCGTAACCGCTCCGACATCAAGGTACGTCAATCGGAAGGTTCTCGGCACGATCACTGAATGCGGCAACGTTGTCTTGATAGCTCGATTCCCGACCGCCGCATCCCCCGCCGCCACCACCACACTGCGCGCCCAACCTGCCAAAGAACTGGGAGCCTCTGCGTGCAATGCCGGATCAACCACATCGACGAAATCCGACAAGTCATTGAGAACGTCCGGAAAGTACTTCGGCGAGGTAGGATCCGTGAACGTCAACTCCTCGTGCGTCTCCATGATGTCATAGAGCCCGGTCGAAGAGTTCAGCAAGAGGATGTTGACGTTGAACCGCGAGTAGGTGTCCGTCGCAACCGTGTAGTAGTCCGGATTGCCCTGAACCTCTACTTTCATAGTGTTGGCCCAGGAACCCACCGAAACCGGATTCAACTCCCATGCCTGAACCGCGCAGTCCGCGACCACAGGGCACGCCGTCCCGACCGTACAAGGCACCGTCGTCGTGAACGTATAGGCACCCGTCAAGTACGTGATTGCTCCAGCACCTGTCAGCGTCCCACTGCCATCATCGACAATCACACCCGAACCGTTATCTGAAATGGAACGAATCGCTGTTCCTGGCGTGTAGTCAAGACGAAGATTCCCAAGACATCCCGCAACAGGAACGTCTGTCCCATCAAAGATCACCGAGAGAAACCCCCGAACCAGATCCAGCACCCCAATCGAACCTTCGGCCGTTGTGCCCGTCGCCACAAAATCCGTTCCAAACTGCGTCAACGTCATCGTGATGTCGCCAACACCATCCGGATTCCAGGTCAGGATAATCGTCTCGCCCGGCATCACACAAGGAAGCGCAATATCAAGATCAGTCGGCAACGCCGAAGCAAGAATCCGTGCCTCATAACTCACAGTCCCATTCACCAGCGCAACAACCGCGGAATCAGCCCGATTCCGCATCGACTGCAACACAACCGGAGTACCGTTTGATCTCCAACGGAACCCAACCCCCGCAACCCCGTCCACACTCATCACCGGCAGATCCAACAGCGTCGGCGTCAAAACAAGCTGAGTAACCGTCGCGGCAGCACCATCGCCAATGTTGGTTTGGAAATCTTTTCGCGCACTGGTAATCCAGCCGTCCGCCACAACCGCATCACCCGGCATGACCCGAACGAAAAAAGATCGTCGCCCACCATTCGCAAAGTAGGCGGCCATCGATAGCCCTGCGCGAGACTCAGCAATCAAAGATCCGAACACTCGCGTGTACTGCTCAAACGACGTGATAAGCGTCGCCTCATTCGTTGGACCACGCTGGGAGCCTCCAGCAATACCCATATTGCTGGTCGACACCGGCTGCACCACTTGAACAGCAGTCGGCACCTCTTCGATGAAGACTCCAGCCGACAGTAGCTCTGCCATTGTGCTCCTCCTACCTTCGCGTCCTCACCGAACGCTGTTCTTTGAACACCACAGTAGTTAATTTCTCTAGTTCTTTACAACACTTTGGACCTTATCGTCAATGGCTGTGTCACAGCTCGCTCAACAATCGGGTCATTGAGATCCAACTCAGCTTCAACTCGAAGAGTTACTGCAAATCCTAATACACGTTCTGTAACATCTGGAACCTCGTCCAGATGAGAAATGGCTTCCATAAACGCCGAATACCTACGCGTGTCTCCTAGACTATCTATCACGAAAACTTGGCAATAGGGAGGAAACACCCGAAGAACATGATCCAGAATCTGATTAACCTGATTCCGGGGCGATCCTGCCGCACCCTCAAACCCGACAGGAACATGCCGCGGAGCCCCGCCGCCTTTACCCCGATGTCGAGCCAGAATCGAAAGCGAGTAGGTTATATCAAACGGAACAGCCATCTCTTTGCTCTCGTAACGATCGTAACCTGTGACTGTCCGCTCTGTAGTCGTCCCAACGCCAAATACAACCTGACGATCTTGCGCTCCTCGCGCAGGTACACGCCACTCATGCATGCCTGGATGCCAGCGATTCATTGCCGGACTGATGTCATCTCGACGCACCACAATGACGGGTTGCCGATACCGTTCGTACATGTCCTCAGGATGAGAAAACGTGATGGGAATACCAGGCAACCCAGGCGGAGCCTCGACCGGAGAAAGCACCGACGAGGGCAAGTAGAAATTGCTCTCTGAACCCTTGCCACTCTCCTCCCCGAGCTTTCCTCCAAGTGTGATTACAACTCCCTCATCAAAATTACGCAGACCCACCATACCAGAAGGCTGTCGCCCCTCTGCACGATCCTCGACACATCCCTGAGGCACCTGAGGATCACGCACTTACGACCTCACCTTCCACAGCTTCCACAACAAAGTCCAGAAACCCGGTATCTACTGCCGCCACCAACCACTCCCCGCGCTCGAGTTGAGTAGATCGATCATCCGGAAATACTGGCAGATCGCCCTGCTCAGTGAAAAAATCTGCGGACGTAAATACAGCCTCTAACGCTACATTACTATCCAACCCCAACCCTATCAAGCGATCAACAACGTGCTCAATGTACTGATCAAAAGCATAGTCTACGACCTGCTGCCACGCCTTTTTCACCAACTTCTTCTTCAATCGTGCCTTCACTTGGTGGCTCGTATTCCTAACTTCGTTTGAAAGGAATGATACCGACCAACTCGACGAAGCGAGGCCTTGGGATGAACCGTCTTCAACCAAAGCTTCCAACGCCCAAACCCGGGAGTAAGAAAGGCTTTCATGAATTCACGCCGTCGAGTAATTGCAGTCACCCCTCCCCTCGAGTTAACTTTCAGAATCGCCGGACGCCAGTGCGGAATTGCCCGAGACCCTCCCAACCCGAACTCCAAACGAACCGACTCGAACTCGAGATCCGAAACAGCACGAGTAGTGTGCTCAGAGAATCTCTTGTCTTTTCGAGTCTCCCGAATACCCAACTTATTGAGCTTGCGAATCCACCGACCCCGATCCTGTTTACGATTCGCCCGAACACGATCCACAGTCGAGGATCGTACCTTCCTCGAAACCACCGTAGCGACCTTTACATCCGGTTGAAATGGGAGAGTGTCTACAGTCCACGGACTATGCTCTTCCAAAACCCTCACTTCTGGAGGAACACGTTGGGACAACTTCGCTTTAGCACTCACATACAAAACACAAGAGTCAACAGAAGATTTGTCGAGCTTCGACCATTTTACTCGGGAGTGAATAACCAAACCAAAGAAACTGTCAGGGAGTCCGGTTATTCGGGATAGCTGCAAGGAATCCCGAAGATCTTTGTGGTCATTCGGTATGTTCTCAATAAGCGTTTCATAAATCTTACTTACAGCAAGAACTAAAAATCGATTACGAGCAGCCTGTGCTCGCTTTGGCCATTCGGTTGTCAGCCGAACAACGTCCGTAAGACCAGTCGTAGAAACTGCTAACATCAACCAGCCTTCACCCGAAAATCCGCTTCTGCCTCAAAGATCGTCTGACCGAGAGTCTTCTTCGAAACACCAAAAAAGCGATCAGAAGCAACCCGCCCAGATCCTGTCTGAATATTCACAACTTCGACACCGTTCGTTCGCTTTGCACCCCCGTCAACGCGACACGGAGTCACCTCCTGAAGCATCCGAATATGCTCGCGACACATACCAAGAACCCTCTCGCTCCGAGACACACTCACACCGTAGTACGAACTGGAACCACACACGAAGCACCACCTGGAAAAGTCAGTTATAGGTCCCCGGTAATAGGGAAAGTCCAACCCCGCCAATGGAGATCCACAAACCCCTTTAGCAGCACACTTCGGCAAGCCCAGCTCAAGCCCCTGCCAGTACAGAACACAAGTCGCACAAAAGATCGATAAACCCTTCTGAACCTCCAATGCAATCTTAACCGCGTCCATCAAGCGCCTAACCTCCGTTCCGGCGTAAACTCAGTTCTACGAATAACCCGAAGACTTATCCCAACAAAATAAGCAGTATCCCCAATATGACCATCATCCTTCGTGTGAATAACATCAAAGTAGTACCCAGCGTTTGGAACACCTTCTTCCGCAGCAACACTGTACTCCGTAAAGAAACGATTCTCCCAAAACTTAAACACATCCCCTTCGGTAGGAATTGGAGCCCCTTTATCTTCCAACTCCTTCCGAGCAACCCAAATCTCCCCCTCCCATCTGATCACCAGACCCTCTTCTCTCATCTGGGGAGTTGATTCCATGTAGGTAACAAAACCATTCAGCGTGAACGGACCCCGCCAATCCCGATCAATAGGCTCGTCGTACAACGGATCCCTTCGGGACTTGTGGAGGTCTTGATGCCAAAAGAGCAACTCCGTTCCATGTGCGTAAACCGATTCCTGAGCGAAGTGATCGTATAAAGCCGCATCAGCCTCATCAATCTTAAAAGGAGGACATGGAGTCGCGCAAATAGGCACGAGTTTCGCAAACTCGCAACCATCCGCCTTCTTGCACTTAGTTGTCATCGACACAAGATCCCCATCGGACCCGCGCTATCCATGATCTCTTCGTTCAACTTTTCGATCTCGTTATCAGACCAATCCAGAAGTCGATCCCAATTGAGAGTCACCGTTCCTTGAGCCCCAGGGTACTCCCCATACTTGCCTCGGACCCACGCGAGATCTTTCATCGCCTGAGCCAAAGTGTAACGCTTAATCAGGTCGTGATCTCGTTCCTGTAGCTCTTCGATGCGAGTGAAGTTAATTTTCGCCAAAACAACAATCGGCCGAGATTGGACAGGAATCGGCGAAAGAATCAACGTATTGTGTAGTTGCGACCACTCGAACTCCGCACTCAGAACCCTCTTCGCCACTTTTATGTATTGCAGAGCCTGCACATAGCTAGAATACAAACCCCCAGAAGCACCAGACGCGAATACATCGTACGGAATCTTCTCCTCCAACAAAGTGAACGGAGAAAAAACCAAGGACAGATCCAACTTCTGCTCGGTTGGCATAACATCAATGACACGATCGATCTCCGAATCAAGTGGGTACTCAACTTGACCCGAGTTCATGTACATATTGAAGAGCTTCTGAATACCCTTCTTGGCCGCAAACCAACGAACTCCCTGCTCTATAGCATCGTCAATATGCCCCTGACACAACTCGATCTTCCACAGAGGAGCACCAAGCCGCCGGAGTACCCACTGCCCCAGCTCCTCTCGATTCATCAATTTGTTGTTACTGGGACGTGCCATTCGATACCTCTGCTATGACAGCAAGATATTATCAGGAGTCCATTCGTTCAACAGAAGTTTTCGCCCTTGAGCGTCTCGAATTTCTTGGAGACCGCACTGCGAACACTTGATCCGCTGCCGGCCTTCCCCAAGATCCTCAACCAAAAGCTGCTTATTTCCGCACTTCGAACATTCCTTAATCACACCAACTCCTTTGTGAGTCACGCCTCAGCCTCCTTAATCGCCGCAAGAATCTGCCCCTTAGTCATTCCTGGTTCGACATAAATACCAAGTACCTCGGCGTACTCAGTAAGTTGAGCTTTCGTCCAGATCATCGAGGGCTCTTCGACCTGCGCATCCAACTCCAACTCAGAAATTGGCTCAGCGCTCGACACCACCTCAACAACAGACGGCGCAACCACAACAGGCACTGACAAAGGAGGAACAAACACAGGCGAAGGCCCAGTAGCAAGAGGAACAGGAGCAGAAACGAGAACAGAAACCACACGAGGAATTTCAGACGTCTCCCGAGAAAAACCCGAATCGGTTGACTTCACTTCCTCGAGAAGCTGCGGACAGAGCCTAGCGTACTGATCACCCTCGATCACCCGACCACCACTCACTTTGCCCAGTCCAGCCAGCATCACATACGCCATATCGGATCGACACCGAAATTTTCGAGCCATTATCAATTCTCCCGTTCTGGAAAACTTGGTTTGATAGTTCCAATGGTACCAAGGGTCACCTCTTCATCCAACCCCTGATCCGAAATGGATCGAACATGCCCAACATACGGAGCGTCTTCATCCGGAATGGAACCCGTTTTTGACGACGACTCCTCCCCCCGAATCTTGCGCAACGCACGTGCAAGAACCTCTTCATACGAAGACTTCACAGAAACAGTAGCATCCGCGTCAACGTTGGCACTAACACTATCTTGCGCAGCCACCTGCGGTCCTTCTTCCGAAACCGCCTCCTGAACCTCATCTGCCCACAGGGCTCGCAACTCCTGAATTTCAGATCGAAACCCGTCTACCCGATCCAGCAACTCATCCAGTATCGCCATCGTTCGAGCTTTTCGAGAAGAGTCGATCTTCTCGACCTGCTCGGATTCCGACGAAGCTCCTCGAAGAGAAAGCAGGGATCCAGACCCCAATACACCTAGCACACGCAGTTCTTCCAATACATTGTTTGCCAATAGCAACCACCCTTTACCCAGCATACACCACCAAAGAGATCTTTTGAAGACGAAGAACCTTCAAGAGCAGACTGTAGGCGAGTGTACGGATCTAACGCATATTGACAGGTGGATTGAAAACTGCAACCATTCACTCAACAGTAACCCACTATCCATCGTCAAAGAGTAGCCCGCAATGGTGCGGGCTCTCTGCTTTAAGAAGGATCACTTCACCCCCCCCCTGACACGCACTCTCATTTCAGCTCCGAAGCACGACTGCCCACGGCTCGCACAGCCGCGCAACATACGAAATCGTGTGAAGCGGAGTCCCTGGCTTCCTATCCACGGTCAACTCAAGACACGCTTTGTCCGTTCTCCCTTGTAAGTAGCAAACCGCGTTCCGCCCCTTGTTTGGCCCCACCGCTACCTCGTAATCTATCAAAGAAAGATCGAGACACACTTCTTGAAGATCCTCGATCACTAATGCGTTCTTGGATCCAGTAACACACACTCCGTCCGGAACCGCAAACCAGTTCTTCCGATCTATTGTGTACTCCGAAGCTCTCACCGCCCCTTTGCTCGGAAATCCTGCTCTGCCTTTGATGACATTCATAAGTAAAAACGGATGTGCCCCTGTAGAAATCACACGTTGCGCAAACGGGCGTACCTGAGTAAGAGGATGACAAACCATCCCACCATAACCCCAAAATGCACTTTCTGTATCCGCAATCTCTTGCTTCTTACGCTGAATAATCGATGCGAAATCCTCGCCTGCATGCAGGCCAACTTTCATGAAAACAATATAGGGATAATTACTACTCACGATCCAAGCCCTCCTAACAAACTGATAACAAGGATATTCTCGTAGTGACTCTTAGCCCCGAATGAAGAAGGCCTCCATATAAACTCCCGAACTACTTCCCCCCTACCTTTTGTCAGTTCTCTTACCGCCGCGCCAAGATCGTACCTAGTTCGACCGCATCGAATAGGAGCCACATTGAGAATCACCGTCGGAGCCGCTCGAAGCGCCTTTCGAACCAAAGGAGTCAAAAACCCCTCAACCCAAGAGTCATAGGTCGGATAACGCTTCCGGTAACTCTCCGAAATCGACCCGTAGACCTCACGATCGTAGTAAGGAGGACTTGTCAAGATCAAATCAGCCTTCGGCCACTCCACATCATCCTCTACCCCGTGCTGCTCCATCCGAACCCGATCTTGTGCTTCAATGAGTTTTGCAAGACGCTCGCCTCCATGCACGCTCCGAGGCTCTACATCGAATCCGATATACGAGACATTCTTGTGACTGGCAATCGATCCGAGAAGCCGACCGCCATAGCCCGAACAAGGGTCAAAGACGACACCATTTTGCGACGCACACTGATCGACAAGCCAACGCGCAAGCACTGGTGGAAAATTGGTAGGACCTTTGATCATAGCCAGGAGAGTATGAACAACCCTGTTAGGAACAATCGGAAGATTAAGCTTCAACTGATAATGAATCGCCCTTCTCAACCACCTATCATCATTAAACGCATCCACCACAGAAGGTCGATCTCGATGCTTAGCTTCAAAACGATGAAGAAAACAAGAGGTGCAAATAGTCTGGCCAACACGACCTACCTTCGTAAGAATACCTTGCTCCGAAACCACGTCTCCTCCCTGCACCTTTACAAGCACCCCCGGCTCCTCCCTTTTCATGATAACCCAAGGAAAACCCTTCTCCCGAAAAATCGCTACCGCTTTCCTAATCACTTCTTCTGAAGATTCCTCCGCGTTCCCTTGAGACACAGCTTTTGTCCATTGCAATGCTTTTGGATCCGTAGTCCACGACGCTCGCGCCTGCTTCCACTGCTTTTGGTAGCACGCTCGACACAATCCTTTAGCTATCACTTCTTCTGAGCCGCACTCCGCACAACACACCCCTTCCCATCTAATTCTTTTGCAATGGTGACAAAGCTTACTAGCTCGAACCTCTCTCCCGCAGCGTTCACACAAACTGGTATTCACCTTTGCCCACTCAAGAAAATCCAAACCTACTTGTCGTTTTCGCGCAGCATAAAGATCGGTAGGGGTCTTCAAATAAAGCCACTCGAAGAAAGTTTCTGCTTCACGCCCTCCTAGCAAAACAGTCCAATACAGATAGTCCTTGTACCGACCCTGCTTCTTCGTAAACGTCGACACTGCCAACTCAAAGGGAACATGCGTCGCTATACCCCGAACAAGAAATTCAGATTTGTTCGAAAAAGAAAGTCGCAAAAGATCTGCTCGCCCTTGCACCCCTTTCTGCCGTTGCACCGATCCGTCCGTATCCCATAATCCTCGAATGAAATCCCCAAAAAACTCGCCCGGAAGATCCAAGGGCCAACGCAGCGAGTCCCCTTTTTTCCCATTCATCCCATAGCTTTCCAGATACGTAGTCAACTCCTGATCCCCAACCTCCACACTCCAACACCGATCCGATCTCTGTCGAATCGGATTCGACGCCGCCGTCAACCGCAACCACTTTTCAAGCAAATCTAGATCCCCCCCTACCAGAACAACCCGCCGACGACCTTTACGATTGTCAGAGTAGCCGTCTCCAAACGTAACCCCGAGCCACCACGCTTTTTCAGAAGACCATACAGACTCGACAATTTTTCTCATAGACTCATAATATGTAGAAATCGACAGAAAGCAAGAAAGTTGGTGAGTTCTCGAAAAATCTTATTTCGAGAGAACGAGAAAGAACTGAATCTAAAAGAGGATAGACAGAAACGATAGGAAAATCAACAGGCTAGAGATGCTGAATCGTCACCTGACCATAGAAATCTGGCCGCAGCATCTTCTTCGCATACCTAGTTCTCAAACCCTTCCGGAATGAGAAGTCGGATGGGTCGAGGAAGGTGGGAGTGACCTGCAACGGAATGTACGGCGCCCAGACATAGCCAGACTCGAGGAATGATCCGCCCTTGAGACCGATCAAGAGCTTGTTGCTGGTGAAGAACGGATCTTCGTAGATCGTCCACTTGTTCATCAGCGTTCCGGCCTTGTAAATCGAGAACTGCCCCTGCGTCGTTCGCGGCCGCATGACCTCATGATCCGCATCCGGCTGCATGTCAGTTGACCAGACCGGCTTGTAGAAACCATGCGTCGTGAGCTGCGCCAACAGCGCCGAAATCTCAGGACTGGTGACGATCCAGTTCGCGGGTGCGCGCAAGGTCTTCTTGTGAATCAAGTTCGCAACAGTTGCGATCTGAGTGAGCATCGCGCGAAGGTGATCCAACTCCGAGATACCACCGGGAGGAATCCGGTCGAACGTCGCGGTCGTTCCCGTCGAATTGAGGAACAACTCCGAAATGATTTCTCGATCGATTTCCAGAGCGATTTCCTGAGCAATGATCGAAACGATCTCGGTCTCGGCGTCCAATCCATGGAAGGCTCGAAGATCCTCCGCCGCCTCACTGGACCACAGCGCCTTGAGTCGTCGGGCCTTCGCCTCAACCGGAGCTTTCTTGACGTCCAGCTTGATCTCCGGAACCTTGACATTCAACTCGCCGTCAAACGAGTAGTAGGCTTTGACCTGATTCCCAACCCCGGGCGGATTCGCGAACTTGAACCCGGTGAGAGCGCCGTTCGAATAGTTGAA